GAGCCTGTCCTTAATTCTGTGTAACTGCCACCATATTAAAGGTGATCGCTCAGGCGGTCACCGAACTCGATAATAAAGCGGCTCATCGCCAGCCGCCAGTTTTGGATCGGCATACTCCATTTTTTCGAAGCATCCTTGATTGCCAGATAAATAACTTTTCGCACCGAGTCGTCTGTCGGGAACACCTTGCGCTTCTTGATGGCTGCGCGGATCACGCTATTCAGCGATTCGATGGCATTCGTCGTATAGATGGCTTTGCGGATATCGGGCGGATAGCCGAAGAACGTATTGAGATTTTCCCAGTGCGCGCGCCAGCTTTTACTGATCTGCGGGTATTTATCGTCCCAGGTAGCCGCGAAGTTATCCAGCGCCATTAGCGCCGCCTCTTCTGTTGCTGCCCGATACACCGTTTTTAACCCGCCGGTGACGGCTTTGTAGTCCTTCCACGATACGTATTTTAGGCTGTTGCGCACCATATGGATGATGCACAGCTGGATATGTGTCTGCGGATACACGCTGTTTATCGCCTCCGGGAAGCCTTTCAGACCGTCCACGCAGGCAATCAGGATATCCTGAAGCCCCCGGTTTTTAAGCTCTGTCAGCACATTGAGCCAGAACTTTGCGCCTTCGTTCTCGGCCAGCCACATACCCAGCAACTCTTTCTGGCCTTCAGTATTAATACCGAGCGCCAGGAACACCGCTTTGTTAATTACGCTGCCACTTTGACGAACTTTCACCACGATACAGTCAAGATAAACAATGGGATACAGTGCATCGAGAGGACGATTTTGCCATTCAGTCACTTGCTCTTTTACCGCATCGGTGACTTTAGATATCAGCGTGGGAGACACGTCGGCGTCATACATTTCTTTGAACGTAGCGACGATTTCGCGGGTGGTCATGCCTTTGGCGTACAGGGATAAAATCTGACTGTCCATCTGCGTGATACGCGTCTGATTTTTCTTTATCAGCTGCGGCTCAAAGGTGTTTTCACGGTCGCGTGGCGTATTCAGTTCGATTTCGCCATCGTCGCACAGCAGCGTTTTGGATGAATAACCGTTACGGGTATTGGAACCTGATTTTGGGGCATTTTTCTCGTGCCCGAGGTGGTCTGTTAGTTCAGCGTTCAGCGCCGTTTCGACGGTTAACTTCGTCAGCATGCGGGAAAACGCATTGAGGTCGGCTTCGGTTTTAAGGCCTTTAGCCAGTTCAGCCGCGAGGGCTTTGAGTTTCTTTTCGTCCATAATTTGCCTGTCTCAGTTACTGGAATGAACATATCAAAAACAGGCAATTACACAATTTAAATTACAGTCTCAATATGAGCAGTCTTTCATCTAATACCGCTAACTCTTCCAGCCTCTCTACAGTAAAACTATCTAATTCTTTCATTTGGTTATCCTCACGATTATTTCAGACCTGAATACGCCCTCGTTTAATTGCTCGTCTTTTGTGAACCAAACGCAGGTTAATTCACAGGCGCCTTGTCTTGTGTAGCCTATGTTTTTTATCGTCATCACCGGCCCACCTGATTTTAAAGTTACCAACTCACCTATTTTTGGCTCACTGATACTCATTCACTCTCTCCCTTGATTCGAATACCGGCAGTGTGGAGGGCTCTAGCGGACTGAATAATCCCATCGTTAAGCCCTTCGATGTAATCAGTGTCATTTTCACCATCGCCGCATAGCTCTGGCAACTCCACCTCAATGCTTTCACGTCCAGCTTTATATGCTTGCCAGCAATACTCAGTTTCTTGATAGAAGTAACAGTCACCATCTTTGTCTAAGTCGCCATATCCATATGTTGTTAGCGATCTAATCCATGCTTCAAACTCTTCCCGCGATTTAGTTATGTCCATCAGAAACCACCTTGTTTTTTAGTTGATCGCCGCTCAGACTCAACCGCTTTAGCTTTAGCCTGTTCCTGGTTACAGTCATAGATTGCGCCGTGACGCTGCTCAACGAATACAACACCACCGCTTCCGTGCCGATTAAGTCGTAGCAGTAACTCGGTATCCTGCTGATTGGCGTTCTCGTCATAAGCGCCTTCCCGATATATTCCGAGCCAGTAGTCGCAGTCCTGTTCGATTTGTCCGGTATCGCGTGAATCGCTAGGCTGAGGCCGCTTATTGATGCGTTTTTCAAGGTCGCGGTTTAGCTGAGTCAGTAGAACGACAACGCAATCCAGTTCTTTGGCGAGGTTCTTTAACCCCTTAGTGATCATCCCGTAAGCCAGATCATTACGATCTGCCTTTTCGGCGGTCATCAGCGTGAGATAATCGACCAGCACCATGCCAACAGCGCCACGTTCGCGCTTGATGCGGCGGCACTCAGAAACGATGTGCGACAGTGAAAGGCCAGGTGTGTCATCGATGTAGAGATTTCCACTTTGAGCCAACTCCAAGCCCTTTGCTGACGCCAAGGCAAAGCGATTGTCGTCATATCCATCGAGATAAAAATTGCTGTTGGATACGCCAGAGGCTTGAGAAATCATACCTTCGCCAAGCTGCACGTCAGGCATTTCGAGACTAAAGGCCAGTGCCGGGAGGTTCTCATTCAAAGCGCAGTTGATTGCCATTTTTGAATAGAGCGTTGTCTTACCCATTTTGGGCCGTGCACCAACAACGAACAGTGAACCTTTCACAATTCTCTTAGGTTCCAGCATGGCGTCCAGTGATGCTATCCCGCTGGTTAATCCAATGGCTCGCGGGTCACCAGAAAGCCGTTTTTCAACAACATCAATCCAGTCTGAAAACACACTTTCGAAAGCTCGCAGTCCTCTACGGTTACCTGTCTTGGCGTGATCCGTGATCTCGGTAGATAGCGCCTGTATCGCCTCAAGCTTTTGGGTCGCCGTCATGCCGTTGTTTGCGTAAAGCAACTCGGTCATCGCATTGGTTTTGGCAATGCTGTAACGGGTGATCGCCTTGTCACGTACTTCCATCGCGTAATGCACGATATTCGCGGCGCTGGGGGTGTTCTTCGACAACTCAGCCATGTAAGCAAATCCGCCTACCGTGCTGCTAATTCCCTTGTTCTCCATCTGGTTAAAAATCGTCAGTAGGTCTATGGGGATCTGCTTGCTAACCAAGTCTTTAATTTCGGCAAAAATAACTTGGTGTGGGCGGGTGTAAAACGATTCGGGTTTCAGCATTGATAGGACTTTAGCAACGTTATCACTGCCATCATCCAGCATCAGGCCGCCAAGAACGCTCTGTTCTGCGTCGAGGTTGTGGGGTGGTAATTTATAATCAACGGTCATCCTTGGCCCCCTCTCGGACTTGAAGATAAGTTTCGTCGTTCAGGAAATACTCCAGCCCTTTTTTCTGCCATGTCTTACCAGAGCGTGTATCAGGGCGGTCTTCCAGCATCCAGCGGCAATTGGTGGAAATGTAAGTCAGGTAGGATTTCCAGCTATCCAGAGTGAACGGAGCGCCATCCAGTTGCCGGGTGATTTTACTGGCCTTTCCCCAGAAGGTTCTCATCAGATTCCGGCGCTTATCTGTCAGAGCACGAACACCTTTCGCTTCTGGTAGAACTTCGTGGAAAACATCAACGACGTCTTGGCAGGAAAAAGTTGGTTTCGGCTTTTCAGTTTTTGGCTTCTGAATCTCTTCCTGCTTCGGCTGGTCTTCAGCGTAAGCTGATGGACTCTTATTACTGTTAAGTAATAAGTTATTAGTTATATTGTTGTTTATGGACAATCGTTGGACATCCGTTGGACAATCCACGCTGAGAGCTGCATTATTACTGGTGTTGGCGTTGGACAATCGTTGGACATCCGTTGGACAATTTATCGACTGAAAATCATCATATTTGAGGATGGTTAGCAGGCTAAATTTACGCCCTACAGCCTCGATTTTTAACATCCCTTTAGTCTCGAAACTACGCAGTAAGCTTTTTACTTTATTGTCAGGAATGAAGGTTTCAGATACCAGTGTTGGACGCCCGGTTATCATCTGCCCACGACCTACCATCATCTCACCGAGATCCGTCCTTACCACTACTGGAGAATAGTTAGCTTTGAGTATCAAGTGCAGCCATAAGTGAACCGCCTGAGAGTCCTTGTAAAGCTTGCTCTCCATGAATTGTCTATGCATCAAGGCAAACCCCTTACCGGTTGCCTCCGGCCTTACTGTGTCTGGTTGACGAAACGCTAAGACGTTACTCATTGGCTTTCCTCTGCGCAGCTTTGACGGCCTTGAATGTCTCAATTAGCCGACGTCCGAATGATTGGTTGTTCTCGCAGACCATGACTAATTCGTCTGGCTTTGCAGAACGCTGCTGAGTAACATCTCGCTGTTTTGCGTTAGTTTTCTTTCGCATGTATAATTACCTCTGTAATTGGCTTGCATACCTGATTACCGATGCCCCAACAGCACGAACTGTTAGGGCATTTTCATTTGGGATATTCATGATTAGATGCGCATTGGCATGATGACGACGCTTGCTTTCTCAAACGCGTTGCTTAACTCAATAATTGCCGAAGCGGTATTCCCGTTTGGCTTAATGATGATCCCGGGCCATTTCGCGTTGTAGAGCTTCGCGGCCTTCTCGATATCGGATAAATAGCCAGCGTTGAAACCAATTTCAGATACCGGGTCATTGCCTTTCGGGATCACGCGGTCAATGTCAGGGAAACGACCATCAACCTTGCGAACCATTGCCACGGCGACCCCTTCTCCATGCTCATCGCAATAAGTTAGGATTCCGGTATCCATGTCGATTTCGGCGTGGTCAAATTGGGTGAATCGTGGGCCTTTGATCTGAACAATGATGTTTTCTGTCACACCCTCAGATTGATGCTCACCAATGAACGCTCGGTGCCCGTCCGTTGAATAAAGCTTTCCATCAGGCGCAAAACAGATGCCGCATAAATAATAGCGAGGATCTATTTTTGCCTGAAAAATCATTGCCGCGAGCAGCGCCCGCTTGCTGAGTTTTAGAAGCATGGTATTATTCCTATTGAGTTAGAAATCTATCGTTACTTGAGAGCCATCGGCAGCCACCGTTGGCTTTTTCTTTTGCGTCAGAATCAACGCCACTGACTTAGCCAGCCTTGCCATCTCGTCATCG